AAGCCAACCACAAACATTTGATGGAAATGAATCTATAGAATTATCATTAGGAGCATCAGATTATTTAGCATTTGCACATAGAACAAGTGATACAAATGTCAATCAAGTACAATGTGGTTCTGGAAATAATAAATTAACTGTAGCAATGAATCCAGACAATGCAACATCAATGTTATCTAGAACAACAGTTAGTAATTACCAGAATACAAAAGGATTCCAAGAAGATTTCAATTACTATGTTAGTAAGTTAACTAACTTGAGTAGTCATAGTACAGATTTTGAGCTTAAAACTTCAACAACCAAAAAGAATTATATATATTGGGGAGCAGAATCTACATGGACATCTAATGAAGCAAATGTTGAAAGTTTAACAAATAAAGATTCTAGTGATGATGGAACAACAAATACATTAACAGGTACAGTGTTATCGACATTATCTCTTGAAGACAAGTTTGCTGTAATAGCTATACCAACAAGACACCTTACAACTAGTTATCAATTATTTGATAACATTAACAATCAGCCTGTAGCATTTGAAACACCTGATGTAATATCAATTACAAATCCAGTAGGATTTCAAGAAAATTATAATGTGTTCCGGTCTTCAAATAAATTAGGTAGTATAGGATCAGCATTTAGTTTACAGATTTTAATAAAGGGTATATAATATGGGAGTAAAAGTAACAGGAAATTTTGAGCCGGCAGGTAATTTTAAGATTGTAGACGGAAAAGATGTAGGAGGAGCATTAACAGGTTCTGCAATAAGTTCAAGTACACATATAAGTGCTTCTGCCATACATATTGGAGGAGGAACATTTACATCTGAATCTTTAGCTAATAGTGTTTCTAGTTATACTGAGTTAACTGATATACCTAGTAATATTATTTCAAGTTCCAATCAAATTGGAACAGAAATTACTGGAGCATTCCATCAAGCAAGTGCATCATTCTCGACAAGAGTAACAGTAAATGATGCAAAAGTAGGATATACAGATGCATTAGTAAAAGCTAAATTAAATACAGATAATATAGTATCAGGTTCGGCATTGAATGTACGTACATTTATTAACGTTGAAGATGGAGCAGAAGTAAATCAAACAGATGTAGAAATAAAAACGGCATATGAGAGTAATGATGACACAAATGCATTTACTGATATAGAAAAATTACAATTAGGCAATATAGAAGCTGGCGCAGATATCACAGATGCTGGCAATGTGCATCCAATATTAGATGCTAAACAAGTAGTTTCAGGATCTACCGACAGAACATTTACAATAACAGCAAATGGGTTTTCCGCATATATATTTGGTGGTGATGGATTTACTCCAGGAGGCGAATCAGCTCCTAATGAGAATCCAACAATATATTTAACAAGAGGAGAAACATATAGATTTGTAAATGCATTGAATGCTCATCCACTTAGAATTCAAGAAACACCGAATGGTACTAACGGTTCTCAATACAATGAAGGAATAACAGGTAATGATGTAAGTAATGGAACATTGGTATTCCAAGTTCAAATGAATGCTCCTAGAAAATTATATTACCAATGTACAGCACATCCAGCAATGGGAGGAACGATACATATCCTAGATCATGCATCAGGCAATATAACAGGTTCAAATATAAGTGGTAGTGGAACAGGTTCATTTGAACACGGATATATTGCAAAAGATTTGATTGTTGATGGGATTGTAGTAGCATCTGAGATTCATACAACATTCATATCATCATCTGTAACATATGCAACATCAAGTAACCAGTTCGGTGATAGTGCTGATGATAAACATATGTTCACAGGAAGTATTGAAATATTAGGACATATTAAATCAAATGGTATAGGACTAATATCAAGTTCTGCACAATTAACTCCAAATATAATATCTGGTTCCGGTCAAATTACAGAACTTGGGTTTATATCTCAATCAAATAATATTGTAAATTTACCTAATACCAAAATACAATATGCAAATGTATACTCTAATTTAGGAGATTTGCCTAACGCAGGAGATTATCATGGTATGTTTGCACATGTACATGGAACAGGAAAGGCATATTATGCACATGCGGGAGAATGGATACAATTAGCAAATATTTCAGTTACTGGTTCAATAGATACAAATACAACGGCTATATCAACTCTAAATAGTTCTGGAATTATATCAAGTTCAAATCAAATCAAAACAGAGATAACAGGAGCATTCCATCAAGCAAGTGCATCATTCTCGACAAGAGTAACAGTAAATGATGCAAAAGTAGGATATGCAGATACATTAGTAAAACAAAAATTAAATTCTGAAAATGTAATATCAAGTTCAGCACAATTGCCGGCAGGAACAATATCAAGCTCTAATCAAATCAAAACAGAGATAACAGGAGCATTTTATGAGGCAAGTCATTCATTACAAGGCCGTGTTAAAACTCTAGAAGATGCAACCGTTACATTACCTGACAATTTAATTTCAAGTTCAATACAAATTGGAACAGAGATATCCGGAGCAATTGATGCCGCAACAGGATCATTATTGAATTCATATGCATTCATTTCAAGCTCCGATCAAATTGGAACAGAGATTACGGGAGCATTTTATCAAGCAAGCCATTCGTTGCAAACCAGAGTAACTGCAAATGAAACTCAACTTGCAACATTGCAAGCAGGAGGATCTGATAATTTAGGTAACCATACTGCATCCATGGATTTAGATATGGGTGGTAATCCACAAGTAGCAGCAGATACTGGACCATGGAGTATAAAAAATGTATTGAATATATCAGCATCCGGAACTATTAGCTCAAGTGGTCATATAATAGCAAAAACATTGACAGGCTCATTATTAGGTAATGTAACAGGTACAGCAACTACAGCATCATATATTGAAACTGCACAAACAGCATCATATGTGACTGCATCAAGTATAGATAACTTTACATCAGATGTATCTAAATCAGCAGCAGCAAGTGGATTTGGAGCAGGCGGAGGTGGCGGTGGAGGTGTTTCTAGTTATAATGCATTATCAAATATACCAGTTGGAATTGTTTCGGCATCAAATGGACATATAACAGCATCAGGTAACATAAGTGCATCAGGAGATATAACTGCTAGAAGTGCTTCATTTGATTTTATTGAATTGCAAGATATTTCATTTACTGATGATACCACATTCCAATCAGGTATAACTGTAGAAGGTAATACAACAGTTAAAGGAACATTAAATGTAGCTAGTATGGGAGCAGTTGCTGGTGAAAAACGTTTAACAAGAATAGGACCATTACCAGAACCAGGCGTATTTGCAACTCATAGTATTGAATTCAAAAAACCACAAGGAGTATTGGATATACAAAAATTCCAAATAAATGATGGAATAAATACAGGCTCGAGTCAATATGAAATTAGAGTATTACAAGTTACAAAAGAACATGATATTCGATTTACAGAAACACGTGAGATTGAATTCAAACAAGATTTTTCAACAGATAATAAAGTATATAGTTCAAGTATTGTTCCTAAATTTGCAGCAGATAGTTTAGGCCGGCCATATACAAACGCATCCTTTGCATCTAACATTACAGTACAAAACGGGCCAAGACTAATATTACCACATATACATGGAAGATTACATGGATATCCTGTTCAATTTACTTGTATAATGATAACAAGTTCCAATATAAGTTATGCCTCACCTTTTGACCCTAATGGATTAAATGGTGGAGGAATAATTGCCGAGCCAAATACAGGCGAAGATAGAATTCTCATTAGTACTACCGCAGCCGGCGAGCTACAAGATGCACGTGTTAGATATATGCATTTTGATGTAAGTAGCAAAAATCAAGAACAAATATGTAAAGGATTACGTGATCTTATCAATGATGATAGTTTCTTATCATCACAATGTTCAGCTTCGGCAACACAAATCGATTTTGGATTCTCAGACTCAAATTATTCAGGACAGCAATGGTCATTGACAGTCAAACAAAATTTCATAGGCATTCCATCAACACGATTTTCGAATTTAGCCGGAAGTATTAGCCAATCTCTTGACGATGGAACAATTCCATCTCCATCATTTTCGACACGTGCTGGGTATAGTATATATCCTTTTTTCCGGTTATTTACCAGCATTGCTAATCCATTTGGAGTACTTCAAGAAGACCATCTTGACAACTTTATTGTAGCTGGTATATATACCGGAAGCCTTTCGCAAACAGACATCAACTACGCTACCGATCCAGGTAGTTTTATACAACCATATACAGGACATAGTTTTTTCGCCCATAATAGAGATATATCGCAACAAATAAATTCTGCAATTGTACGGTTTGAAGGCAATAAACAATTGTATTTAGATTTTGGTTCTTATACTAAATATGCGTCTAGAGGTGGAATATCTTCCATGGCCAATCATATTGGCTACACTGGTTCTGTAATTGCCGGTACTAATACAAATGATCTAAATGGATACCTTGCTGTTATAACAGGTAGTACAGGAACTAAAATTACAAAACACAATATTGCAGAAGGAGTTCGAAACTTTATAAATACTAATCAAGATCTAAAAGCAATAGCATCTGCATCTGTCTCTACAAATGGTTCTGGCAATGCAGTATTATCAATTTATTCTAATATAGCATCTTCATTCTCTAATGATACTGGAATTGAAATAGGAAGTGTATGGACAAACGAAGGTACGGATAACCCCGTATTTCCATTAGGATATGATCTAGACGACCTGGCAAAACAACCACCACTTGTTAGTACAGTAGGAAGTGCAGATGCAACTAGAGCAAATTATGCAAATCTGTCAGTATACACGTCAGATTCAGATGAACGATTTATTAAAATATTTAGTGCAGCAGGATTACCAAATGGATATATATATTTTGCAAGCGAAAGTTTGCATGATCGACGACCATTTATAAATGACGGTACTGATACACAACCTAGTCTAGATGTAGTTTATATTCGTATAGCAACCGGAAGTTCATTACCTACTACCGGCATCGTAGATACCCTTAGAGATACAATAAATGCTAGCCAACTCAGTTCATCAATATCGGCCAGTTCAGCAAACAGTCAATTAATCATAAGTTCAAGTATATTAGGACCTTTAGAAAACAATCCGGCAGCATCAACTGCATTACAAAACAATATAAGTGCTGCATCAGTCATCTTTAGAAATGCTGGAGATCCTAATATTGTATCGTTAGGTAGTTCTCAAAAGTCATTGACAATTAATTCTGTAAATAATGAAGGCAATTTAGTATATGTATATTCAAGTTCATTAGCAAGTTTTGACTCAAGTCTGACATTTGATCATAAAATTGATCTTGGAAATGAAACATTACCAGAAAAAATTGTATCAGCGAGTGTTGCTAAAATTAATACATTATCAAGTGCTGGGACAGTTACATATTCGGCTAGTATAGATGCAACAGATGCAACAATATTTTATGTGACACAGTCACATCCAAACGACATTAGTTTATCAACATTTACTGATTCAGATATAACAATAACGAATTCACAAACAGGATTACATAACTATGTAGCAAAGACTAGTAACCTAGATGATAATGGTATACGAATTAGATCATTAAGAAATAATGGAAATAATGGAACTACTGCCAACGAACAAATATATAACTTTACAGATAATAATAATCAAGGAACTTATGGTACATCGTTAGGATTTACCGCCGGCACTCTTGTCCATGGAGTACAAATCAATAGTAATCCATTTGAAATTAAAACTGCAGGTCATATAGCTGGTTTATTTACTGCCAGCTTAAAAACTAATAGTGATATTCAGCCTGATTCGGTACGAGGTCCAGGGGCAAGTGTTAGCATGTCATTTAATATAATAGAAGCATCAAGTGATGACAATGTGTTTACACATAATAATTTTAGAACTAGTGTATCGGCATCGATAGTAACTCAAGGTAACAATGTATACACAAATACCTTAGGCGCGCCTGCTAGATTTATCAAAACTAGAAGATTGCTTGGAAATGGATCTGCAGTAAGAATACAAACATTTAACAATGTTAACTCAAATGCAGAGTCTATATTAGCAGCACAAATCAATGATGTCAATATCAATGTATCTGCAATTTCATCATCTGGAGAAATGGCCAAATTATTCTTTTCAACATTAGTTGATTCACCAGACTTTGGAGATTTGGCTGCATCAGATTCTCAAATTCTAAGTAGTAATGTTGTTAATATAGGAGATGCAGCATTCGGTATTCCAGTTGATAATGTAATAGTACCAGGTCTCGGTGCAGATGGAGGTTCAGTAACTTTCAATGATAGTTCAACGCAATTCAATGGATCATCTATATATAATTTAACAAATTTACAAGTTGGTGCTGAAGGAGGTTCATTAAGATTTAATGAAGATATAAATTCTGGAAATATTGCAATAGGAAAATCAGAATCAAGTTTTCCTTTACATATTGGAGAACGATCGTCAGATGGTATGAGTTTAGTATTAGATGGAGAAGTATCATCATCAAGTACAGCATCATTTGCTCATATCATAATGAACTATGATAAACTTCCAACATCAGATCCTTTGGTGAGAGGACAAATATATCGAGATGGATCTAACAATATAAAAATATCTTCAGGAAGTTAGCATTTCATGATATTTATATAAAAGAGGAAACACTATGGCAACAAAAATTCCAATTTGGGCAGGCTCGTCATCATTCTTTCCAGGTGAAACACCATTTGGATTGTATGATACAGATTCTTCTTTTTCAACAGATGCAGATAAAGTAGCAGATTGGTGTGCTAAAAGATTAGGTTATCCATTAACGGATATAGAATTACAGCCTGTAAATTTATTTGCATGTTTTGAAGAAGCAGTCTCTGAATATGGAGCACAAGTAAATACATATAATATTAGAGATAATATGTTGAACTTGTATGGATCATCAACCGGAAGTGCAAATTTATCAGGTAATAAAGTATCTGCAAATTTTGGAGGATTAATTGAATTAGCAGAAGAATATGGTGCAGAAGCCGGAACAGGTGGAAATGTAACATATTATACTGGATCTATTACAATGGCTAAAGATAAACAAGTTTATAACTTAACTGATTCAAGTGTTGTATCATTAGAATCAGGAACGCCAAACAATGATGTAATTGAAGTAAAAAGAATCTTTCATCAAGCACCACCTGCTATTGTGAAATATTTTGACCCATTTGTAGGAACAGGTTTAGGGTCACAAAACATGTTAGAAGGATTTGGTTGGGGACAATATTCTCCGGGAGTATCATTTATGATGATGCCAATGAATGCAGACATATTGAGAATGCAAGCAATTGAATTTAATGACCAAATACGAAAATCAGCTTATTCATTTGAATTAATTAATGATAGAATTAAATTCTTTCCTATACCTAATGGGTCTAATTTTACAAAAGTATATTTTGAATATATTAAGAAAGAAGATCGTAGTAATGCATTAAAACCAGGTTATGGGTCTGTATCAGATTTTTCAAATGTTCCATATCAAAATATAACATATAAAAATATCAATGCAGTTGGTAAGCAATGGATTAGAAGATATGCTTTAGCATTAGCAAAAGAAATGTTAGGATATATTAGAAGTAAATATTCCGGAATACCTATTCCAAATGCAGAAATAACATTAAATGGTTCAGACCTAGTTTCGGCCGGACAAACCGAAAAAGAAGGCCTTATAACAGAACTTAAAGAAATACTTGATACAATGTCAAGGCAAGCACAATTGGAACGTAAACAGGCTGAAGCAGATGCTATGCAACAGCAAATGAACAAGATACCACTTAAAATTTATATAGGGTAATTATGGCACTATTTGGGTCAGCGAGAGATGCAAGTTTAATTCGATCAATTAATCGAGAAGTCATTAACAATTTAGTTGATGTCGAAGTTGCATACTATAAATTAAGCCTCGAAGAAACGCAAGCTAATATGTATGATGAATCGGATAAAAAGATTTATTACCAACCTATGAGATTAAATTGTTTGGCGTCAAAAGATGATAAATCTTATACAGGAGATGATGTATATGATTCGTCTAGAACAGGAGAATTTAATTTCTTAAGAGATGACCTTAAGGATAATAATATTGTAATAGAAGAAGGTGATATATTAGAATGGGATAATGAATTCTATGAAATAGATGGCGTAGGCGCATCACAATATTGGACCGGGAGAAATCCTGCTACAGATATTGGAGTTACAGAAGGTGATATTGCAGAACATGGATATAGTGTTGCAGTAAAAGTTACTGCCCATGTAACAAGAAGAAATAGATTAAACCTGCAAGAAGTAAGAACAGGTATTAATAAACCTAATAACATACCGAGGAACTTATAATGGCAAAGAAACAACTAAAAAAATCACAAAGTACATTTTCTAGAGATATAGTTCCTAATCGCGCAAACCAAGTACGTCGTGATAATGATATTATAAAAACACCAAAATGTAGCATAGAAGATGTAGATTTTGCTATAATATCTTATATAAGAGACATACTAAAACTACAAGTAACAGAAAATGGTCAATTGATAGATGTTCCAGTTATGTATGCAAATGGAGAAAAATGGGCACAGGTACAAGCTAAAGGATATATGAGAGACCGTAAAGGTAAAATTATGACCCCGCTTATAAGTATACGAAGAGGTTCTATTACAGAGAGAGACACTTTGAAAGGATTAGGTGTGAATAATAATCCGGCTGGCAATGATCATATATATCATAATAAACATTCTATGACCAACAAATATGATAGATTTTCAGTACAATATGGTAAACAACGTAAAAAGGAATATTATGTATCTCCAGTACCGGAATTTATAGATGTATCATATGAGTTATTATTATGGACAGAATATACAGAACAAATGAATTCATTAGTAGAACAAATAATGCCTACCAATGGATTTGCATACGGAACAACATTTAAGTTTCCAACATTCTTGCAAGATGTATCATTTGATACTACGAATGCGACTGGTGAAGATAGGGTAGTAAGAGCTACAATACCAATGACTACCAAAGCATCATTATTGGCTCCATTTGAATTACAAAGGTCTAATTTTGAAAAAAGATTCTCTGTCAAGAAAATTGTATTTGGAAATGAACAATCTAGTTTTGATGTCAATGTTTCCGATGAACCAGATGGTGGTTATTAAACATTATAGCATATTTATATAAAACAAAAAATAAGGAAAAGTTATGTCACAACCAATTAAATTTACACAAGAAGAACTTGATCAAATTACCGAATTAAGAGATGCAAATCAACTTAAAGTAGCAGAATTTGGACAAGTAGAATTAGAACTATTATTAGCCGATCAAAGAATAAAATCTTTGGATATAGCGAAGAATAAATTGCAAGAAGATTATATTGAATTGCAAAACAAAGAACGAAGTCTAGTTCAAACTTTGAACGAAAAATATGGAGCTGGTCAAGTTGATTTATCAAGCGGTGAGTTTATTCCCGTAAAATAGATTGTTTGGCAAAAAGCTCTGATATTTATAAGAAATTGATTAATAAAAGAGGAGCATCAAAATGGCCGAAAAAATTGTATCACCCGGAGTATTCACGAATGAAGTAGATCAGTCGTTTTTACCTGCCGGAGTTCAAGCAATTGGAGCTGCTGTAATTGGACCAACCCAAAAAGGTCCTGCAGGAATTCCAACAATAGTATCGAGTTATTCTGAATTTGTACAAAATTTTGGAGGTAAATTTACTTCCGGATCAGGTGCATCAGAAAATTCATACAAATATTTAACTAATTACGCTGCACAAGAATATCTTAAATATGCAGATACATTAACAGTAGTTAGAGTAATGGCAGGAACATATGGACCTGCATCATCAGTAATAAATAATAGTACAATAACTGGAAATTCATTTTCATCAGGTTCATTGACATTAGTATCGTTTGCAGAAAATGATACATATAAAATTGTCCAAGGTTCGAATACAGTTAAGTTTATTGCACAAGCAAATCCAAATACAGATGCCAGTGATGGTTTAACTAACTTCTTTACAAAAGGAGCCGCTGCTGCAGCAC